TGGCAAGGGCATGGATGCTGCTGTAGACTTCTTGTCTAAGGTACGCAGACTATCTGCTGTAGATACGTATCTCTCGTCATTCGTTGAGGGCATACGTATGTTCACTAAGCCTGATGGCAAGCTGCACGTAAGATTACTACAGCATCGCACATCAACAGGCAGGTTCAGTGGGGCTGACCCCAATATGCAGAATATGCCAAGAGGCGGTACGTTCCCTGTTAAGAAGGTGTTCGTATCTAGGTTCAATGGTGGCAAGATACTTGAGGCTGACATGGCACAGCTAGAGTTTCGCACTGCCGCATATTTATCACAGGATGGAGTAGCAATTGAAGAAGTATCTACTGGGTTTGATGTACACTCATATACCGCTAAAGTTATTACTGATGCTGGTCAACCTACGACTAGACAGGATGCGAAAGCGCATACGTTTGCGCCACTCTATGGAGCAACAGGCTTTGGCAGAACACCAGCGGAAGCAGAGTACTACACACACTTCAACGACAAATACAAAGGAGTGTCAGAGTGGCACTCAAGACTAGCAAAGGAAGCTATCAACACACGTAAGATTACTACACCATCTGGTCGTGAGTTTGCTTTCCCGGATGTAGTTCGTAAACACAATGGCAGGGTATCACACTTTACACAGATAAAGAATTACCCTGTGCAGTCATTCGCTACTGCAGACATTGTGCCTATCGCACTACTTCATATTGATAAACTACTTGACGGTATGCAGTCATGTGTGGTAAATACTGTACATGACAGTATCGTGATTGATGTACACCCTGATGAAGAAAGGCAGGTCATTGACATAATCAATCAAACAAACAATGAGTTACCTGATTTGATTAAACTAAGATGGGGTATTGACTTTAATGTACCACTTCTGCTAGAGTCAAAGATAGGTGATAATTGGCTTGACACCAAAGATGTTATCTGATATAACTATGAAACTTGAAAACTGTATAAGGAGATAAATACATGACACAAATCACAACTATTGATACCAACAACTTCGCAGCAATGGCAGCCGCTATGGGCATTGATGCTGAAGGGGGTTCTTCAAAGAAGCAGTCCAGCACACTGGCTCGTCTTCGCATTAACCATTCACCTATCTTGGGGTCTGATAAGATTCTAGTGAAGGGTGGTACATATAAGCTGGACATCCCTGATGGGCCTACCTATTACGGTACGTCAATCAAGATGCGTCCTTACCTGCAACGCTTCATGTACAAGAAGTTTGTTATGGGTAGTGGCGGTAATCCTAATCGTTACGTTAAGACTGTGATGGCTAACAACCTGAACATTGACCTGAAGGATAACGATGGCGGCTTTAACTGTGGTAAACCTGCTGGTTATATCGCTGACTTCAAGTCACTGCCAGATAAGACACAGGAACTAATCAAGCAGATTAAACGTGTCCGTGTTGTGCTGGGTACAGTTGAACTGGTTGATGCTGTGGATGCCAATGGCAATCCTGCTGAAGTACCTGAGACTGCTTTCATCTGGGAGATTGAGAACCGTGATGCATACAAGGATGTGGGTCAGCTATTCACCAAGTTGAATAAGATGAAGCGTTATCCTGTGCAGCACATCATGACTGGTAACACACAGGAGCGTAAGCTGCCTAATGGTAACAGCTTCTACCTGCCTATCATGTCTTTGGACTTGACTAACACTCTTGACCTTACAGACAAAGAGCAAGAAACCTTTGGAGACTTCATGTCATGGGTAGAGAACTATAACGAGTACATCATCAATGCTTATGCAGAGAAGGCTACCAGCAAGGCTGATGCTGAACTGGATGAGTTAGAGATTGATGGCGTTGTAGACGTTGATATTGATGATGAAGTAGAGGTAGCATAATGAACCACCCTGCTGAAATGGCGTTGTATCAGTACATGGAGAGTGCTGTCAAAGGTACTACCACCATGTCCGATGATACTATCCAGCAAGTTGCACAGGATGTATCGGATGCACTAAAGCGTCAGTTCGGTGGGGGCAACAAGCGTGATGGGTTTGGCTTACGTATGTCTAACATAGGTAGGCCATCCTGTCAGCTTTGGTTTGATAAGAACAAGCCAGAGACAGCGTTGCCTCGCCCTACAACATTCGTAATGAACATGATGCTTGGCGATATCGTAGAAGCAGTGTTCAAAGGTTTACTTAAAGAAGCAGGAGTGGAATATGAAGATAGCAAAAAGGTTACTCTGGAGTTGCCTGACCATTCTATTTCTGGGACATATGATATTGTCATTCGGGATGCAGTTGATGATATTAAATCGGCTTCCGACTGGTCATACAGAAACAAGTTTGAGTCCTATGAAACTCTTGCCAGCGGTGACAGCTTTGGTTATGTCGGACAGCTTGCAGGATACGCAGCAGCATCAGGAAAGAAAGTTGGCGGCTGGTGGGTTGTAAACAAAGCCAACGGTGACTTCAAGTATGTGCCAGCAGAAGGACTGGACGTAGACAAGGAGTTAGCAAACATTGAGGAGAACATTGACAGGGCATTGCAAGATGACTTGGTACGATGCTTTGAACCAGAGAAGGAAACATTCAATGGTAAAGAGACAGGCAATCTGGTATTGAATAAGAACTGCACGTTCTGTTCATACAGACATACCTGTTGGCCTGACATGAAAGAGTTACCTGCCGTTAAGTCTAAGGCACGTGACCCTAAGATTGTTTCCTACATTAAACTAGCAGAGGAATACGATGCCGCCTAACTTCAAACAGTTTAAGGCAGCACGTAAGTATGGGTATCGGTCTGGCTTAGAGGTCAAGATATCGGACTATCTTAAAGAACTAAAGGTTGACTTTGGTTACGAATGTATTAAGATAGAATGGGAAGACCTAGCCTACCGTACCTATACACCAGACTTCGTGCTTCCAAACGGAATTATCATTGAGACAAAAGGAATGTTCACTGCCGCAGACAGGCGCAAACATCTAGCCATCAAACGGCAACATCCTAATCTTGATATACGATTTGTCTTTGAGAACAGCAGACGTAAGCTACGTAAAGGTGCTAAGTCTACATACGGTGAGTGGTGTGATAAGTATGGCTTCAGATGCTATGACCGTATCATACCAGAAGACTGGCTGAAAGAGAAAGGCAAGAACAAACATCCCAAGTTTATTAGCTTCGGTGGTGGTAAGATTAAAAGGAGATAGTGAACATGGATGACCAAGAATTGATGAAGATGCACGAAGATGATTTCGTTATTCGTATCAGGCCGTATAAAGATACTCAGGGTTCATGGAATGGGGAGATAGATATTGCCCTGATAACACAACCTGAGAACTCGTTTGATGATGAAGACTATGGACAGCTTATGCACTTCTGTAAGATGTTAGCTTCCACTGTACCAATCATGGAAAGTAATGAGACGCTACGTGAATTAGTTCATGAATACGTACTTAAATATGTTGACAATGAACCTGAATACATGGTAGAACTTGAGGAGAGTCCAAAGGTTGTGGACAGGGATGATAATATTATCACCATTGATTTTGGTACGAAGACAAAAGGGAGTGCGTGATGACAAGCTATATGAATATTATGAAACAGCTAGACGAAGAGTATGAGAAAGCGGGTAAGGAAGCATATGGTGGGGTGGATATGGTCAACAGTCCACCTCACTACAACGAGGCTGGTATTGAATGTATTGATGCCATTGCTGCAGCACTTGGTGATGGGTTTGAGTTCTACTTACAAGGCAACATCATGAAGTATCTGTGGCGTTACCGTTACAAGAATGGTACAGAAGACCTGAAGAAAGCACGATGGTATCTGGACAAACTGACAACGGAAGTAGAGGGCTACTACGATGATAAGAGTTAAGATGTTTATCACAATGGATGTAGACCCAGAAGAGTATCCAGTGCCAGCAGATGAGAATGTGGCAGAGGAATTAGAGGAAGGTGTACAGGAATACTTCTATGATATAGAAGGTGTACGTATTAAAAACATAAGAACACTACAGGAGTGACCCTATGAGCATTAGTAATTATTTACCTACAGACTACCAGAACTTCATAGCACTGTCTCGCTATGCAAGGTGGAAAGAAGATGACCAAAGGCGTGAGTCTTGGCCTGAGACAGTAGGCCGTTACTTTGATTATATGCAGAAGCATCTTGAGAAGAA